GCAACATCTCTAGTAATGATCGTGAATTAACACGGTCGCCCAGGATAGCTAACCTATCCGCATCAAACTCATGGTTTAATGGATCCTACATCAGCATATTCGCGGGTCTGCTTCTCAGCAGAACCGCGAACGGCCTCCTGTTTACTGTTGCCACCTAAAAGGGCATAAAGTAATAAGGAGTCCCCGTCTATGCGTATCTTCCGGTAAACCGGCGTGAAACGATAAACGAGGGTCTGATACCTTCCCCGATGCATACGTGTCCTCCAGTCTTTACGACGTGAGGTCCAGTAACAACCATCAAGCCCAAATGGTCCGAACAGTTTGGAACTGTCTTGACCAAGTACCCGGGCTTTGGCGCGGCATAACGGAAAACCTAACTTCTCTTCCATCTCACAAATTGCGTTATGCAATAAAATGAGACCTTTCCGCTTATTAGGGAAAGTTTTTAGAAAGATAGGCCTAACGTCATGTCCTAACCAGAAATCCGCTCCACACGACTCCCTAAAGGGGCCGTCGGAGAAAGATTTCGATGGATTAACGGAGAAACCACAAAATTTGAGCAACCGTTCCAGTACTGGATACAAATCTTGATGAATTAAGATGTCGTCTCCGAATACGGAACAATCGTTCAAATTTATGCTATAGGTCTGATTAAGAGGCTTACTAGTTAATCTAGAAAGCTCCGGGTCAGCCCAGCTGTAACTACTTCGAGTCTTAGAGCCATGCGACGAGCATACAGCCTTGCATAACGCAAGGAAGATGATCGTTTCAAGCTCAAAGGTAAAACCATTACCCATAGACGAGAATTTCTCGTTTTTGTGTAACACACCAGCTAACTCGGTGTTTGGAGAGCGAAGCCTATTAAGATAGGTCCACCAATCCAAGGGAAGTAGGAGCTTAACAAGCTCACAGCAGATGGTATCAGAAGCACCTGACAAGTCAATGGTTGCGAAACGACCATCGATAGATGCGAGTCTAGCAAGTTGGCGATGATGGAACTGTAAAAAGTTCAGATCATACCCAGCCTTGCATAACTTGCGTCGCATCTGGGTCGCCAGTGATAACTGGCAGACCAGGTTACCCCCAGGTTCAATGCAGATTGGCCGTAAGTTACGAAAGTTCTTCGGAACAGTTGTAAACCGGTTGCCCTGCACAATAACTGGGTTCCTTGTCATAATGTTAGGGCTATATAGGGTGTTCGAAAAGCACCCGCGGAGCAGAGGTAAGGCTCCAGCCGTAACAGTAGGTACACGCTCGCATTTAGTCGAAAGACTGGCGTCACGAGCGGAAAGTTCGAGGGTAGCCCCCGGACCGAAACGAAAAGAATCAAGCTGCTGCGGACTAGGTCCTAAGAGATGGAAAATCCAATCCCTTGCTGAACTCAGCAAGGACAAGATATCGAAAGGAATCGATTTCTTATCTCTCAGACGAACGTTTGCCTCAGCACAACTCTTTTCGCACGAGTCAAATGTTGCTCTCGCCTTAGTTTCCAAATCAGGGAGCGGGTTTAGATGCCCGTTCTTAGAAATGAGTGCTAAGGCTTGGGCGTCCTTTAGGTAGTCAACATGGTAGGAATAATCGGTAGGCGAAAAAGTCGTAGGTAACGATTCGAGTGAATCGTATCGCAGACAAATCGCGCATCCGAGACTTCTACCTGTGTCGATAGCCTCTAGGACGTCTAGAGCGACGCCTGTAAGCAGTAACTGCTTACTTTTAAATGTCTCAAACATTTAATACTCCAAGGAACAATTCTTAATAGAATGTTTCCACATTATGGATGATCTTCTTGAACTCGGCATGATTGCAGAGTGCAGCGAGATACGCCAGGATGTCCTTCCGATTCTGCAGAACAGATCGGTCTGGGTGAACAACTTCAAGAGTAGCCAATTCGGTGTACGCAACGGCAGGAGCCGGCGCGTAACCTGAGGGACTGCTCCCAGTAACTGTTTCCAGAGTAGGCATGGAGATTTTGACTTGGGTCCGGTAGGAACTACCTACCTTAGACTTCCGGGTGGCGACAGTGAGACGGAGATATCCGTTTATCGACCCAGCAGACTTCTCCAAGAACTCAGCTGGAATGTCTCCAACTTGAGCGCTCTGTGCCTCAAAAGTATGATTCACAGGAGTAGCCTGGCCGTCAGCTAAAACTAAGTTAGCAATTGCGGGCATGTTTAATTACCTCGAGTAAGTATAATCGCTAGAAACGGAAGGCCTTCGTCAGAAGGGCTAAAGCGTTAGCGAAGTGTATGAGTGAAACCGGATTCTTCAGTCTAGGACTGGGTACACCGGAAGGGATCGACAAGGTTCTAGCCTTACGGTAAGAACTACGAGTCGAAACTCCAGATGAGGCGAATAACCTAGTTGTTCCATTGATCCCATAGGGATTATAATTGATCAACGAGGTGTTTTCAATCGCGTGAGTAGTGCATCCATTTGAAACGGATAAACCGCTCAACGCCCTCATCTGTTGCAAGTACGTGCTAACAGGGTAAAACCAATCGATGATAAAAGAGTAAGGAATGAGCTCCCAGGCCAAAAGGTCAGGTTGAATCAATCCGAACTCTGCAGCCGAACGCAATGCACTATTAGTAACAGTGCAACGCGCGAAAACTGAACATCGGTAGGTAACTTCGTGTTTGCGTTTGATTCTAAAAGGGAGCGAAATGGAACTCGCTTCATCTATAGTCTCAGAACGAACTGAAGACCCATATGCATCAAAGCCAATCGGCTGTCTAGCGGTGCAAATCGCATAGATATCCGAAAGCAACGGACGCCAACCATACTGGAGTTCAAGCCAGTCGGAGGCGAATTGTTGCCGGCGACGTTTACCGCGCTCTTTAGGGGAAGCACCGCTTCCCGCGCTGTAACCGAGTTGCATAGCAGCTGCGGTAAGATTACCGCGGCGAGCAGCCGCAGCAGCCCTAGCAAGCTTATTTATTCTATCCGTTACCATGTCGACAGTTTTCAATCGTTCTGCATAAAGCACAAGCAGGTTTGCTTTTGCTTGAGCAGTATTCGAGAGAAATTTACTGAAGGCATCATCAATCACATCCTGAGGCACCGAATTACGATCCGCAATGAAATTGCGGAAACTCTGATAGAAATTACCAGGGTAGTAAGACGGGGGAACAGTCGGTGGTTGAACTGCGTAGCCATTAGAATACATGGCTAGAGGGCAACGCTCTTCATGACGGGATAAGCTGAAAGCATTCGAACGGAGGACCAATTTCCCGTTTACACGGGGAGATTTGCCGGAAGTGAAGGTTTGAGCCCTCGATCCGGTATAAATCTGGGTTAATCCAGTAGAATTAAACTGTTTCACCCAGGAATAGGTCGTCGTCGAATACTTATCCATGATAACTCCATGAAGCGGAAGAACGCGGAACGTAAGAACCGCACGAAAGTCAGCCCAGTTAGCATGCGCTAAAGGTCATCACCTTAACGCAATGGGC